GTCTTCTGCATTTGGAGCGGGATATGTAGGCAGTAAATCGCAATTTGCTGTTCAAAACCCGGATAATACTTGGAGCTTTTTTGACTGGGTAATGGAAAGAGTAAGAGAGTATAAAGATATGATGGATAGAGGAATTATAGTTCCGGATATAGTTATACAGCAACTGAAGTTAGAAGCTACTACCGTAGAAAAGGCTAACATTGGAAAAGTTCGTTCTTTCTTTATGTCAAGTACTTTTATACAGATGATATTGAGAGAATTATTACTAACTACTTGTAGGTATGCTTGTTTAAATACAAGATATACGGAAATAGTAGTTGGAATAAACGCACATTCTACTGATTGGACTAAATTTGTTATAGAAATTACCCGGTATGGTAAGAATAGAATGGTTGCTTTAGACTTAGCCAATATGGATGCTACTGTTATGTTTGAAGTTATGAGTGGATGTATTGACATTTTCTTTTCTCCGTTTAATATTATTTGTAACAAATCTGGTAAATATAATAACAGGTTGTCTGTTCTTAAGAATATGTTACTCTTTCCTTTAATAGATGTGCATGGTGATTTGGTAAGTATGACCGGTATGTTGCCGTCCGGTACACCTCTCACATCTATGTTAGGCTGTCTGATAAATTCTACTTATTATCGGATGGCTTTCCATTATCTGTATTCAGGACCTAGAGTTTTTTCTGATTTGGTTACTTTACGTGTATATGGGGATGACTCTATTGCTAATGTATCTAAAGATGCTAACTTTTTTACAGTTAGCAATGTACTTAAGGCTTGGGATTCATTAGGTATTTTAGGTACAGATATGGAGAAGAAAGGACGCACATCTAATAAACGCTTTTACAAACTTCATGAAGTGGAATTTCTAAAAAGAAGACTTGTATATGTAAAAGAGTTTGGTATGGTAGTTGCGCCTTTATCTAAGAAAAGCATGTTTAAGTGTATTATGTGCCATGTTCCACCGCGCACTGTTACACTTGAATTTTTAACAGGACAATGTATAGACAATTTCTTGTTTGAAGCAAAGTTTCATGGAAAACAGTTTTATGAGGATTCACGCCGAAAGTTGCGTATAATTGCTACTAAACATGATTTGTTAAGATTTTGTAACCTGTTAGAAGTTAGCTTTTCAGAAATGGTTGAAAAATGGAAGGTGGATAATGACGATTGTGTATTGGTTAC